TTTTCTACACACAAATCTAAAAACTAAAAAGTTGGCACCATCATCCGAAGAGTTTTTGATGGTAGCACCAGTTTGATCTCTAATCGTAACACTGAGACGATCAATTCTTCGGATTGGGTTCACATATTGGCTAACGATGGGGTAGTTGTCCTTGAAACTGATGAGGGAGTTACCGTCTTCGTGGGTCGTACTATCCGTCACGATACTCGCGAAAGAACCCCTAATCATACTCATATGAGATTGGCCAGTGAGAACATTGGAAGCCCTGTCATTAAAGATGGTATCCAACTCTTCAATGGAGACGTAGCAGTGTTCTGTGACAACGTTGGAGTGAATGTGAGCGGCGAGGAGTCTAGCCTGAACAACATTTTTGAGGGGCTGCTGAAGATGGCAAGTAAAAGTGTTGGCACTGTCTTGACCAATGGAGTCAACAGTTATGACATGATATTCATAATCAAGATCTGGAATAGTTTGGGGAGAAGTAACCAAAGCCATTTATAATAGCTTAGATTAAAGATCCACCGATTCCATCCTCAATCTCGTATCCCGCTTGCTCAGAGACGAGCTTTTGGGCACCACAGAGGCCACCTGGAGTTAGGCTCTTGGTGTATGGGCTACCCTCACTGGTGTGACCAGGGGCACACTCAACGCGGTGCTCGAGGTCAAAGAGAGACTTCTCATTGATAGCCTTGATGATGATCGGTCTAGGTTGATACTTGCTGGTAGTTTTAAAAATACCGAGAACAAAGATCACAGCGATCAGGCTGAAAATACTGATGAGGGCATTTCGGTTCGCACGGTTAAGGTTGTACATTTATAATGTACAGACATATTTTTTTGAAAATGCGTTAAAGGTTAATTAATAGTTTCCATATAGAGAGTAGATGGACGAAGAAATTGTCATTGATCGTGGAACTACAAATGTTATGAAGTTAGATGCAGACGAACAAGCCCTCATGGATGAAATTGAAATTTCCAGTTCTCGTCCTCAGCCTGTGCGTCGTCCTGTAGCCAACAAACCACCCATACAACACCAACAGCAACACCAGGAATCTATGGATGCTTTTGTCAACCCAAACAAACAGTCGGCTCCTACCCAACCACAGATGGACGAGGAGATTGATTACGGTGAAGATGAACCAATGTTTTTTGATGATGCCGACGATGGTCCGGGACCCCAGAATGAGGAGGCACCATCCAAGGGGTACGGTTCGGTGGATGAAGAGAAGGCGGACCTCATTAATAAGTTGGGTCGGCTTGAAAAGAAGGGGTTTGCTGTCAATAAGAGGTTGAACGCCTACTCCAACGTTGAAGAACTTCGTACAGAAGTTAAGAGGATTACTTACAGTATTGATGTTGAACAGTCTGTTCGCTTCTCTCGTCGTATGCTTGTAGCATGTGTGACTGGCCTGGAGTTCCTTAATAAGAGGTATAACCCCTTTGAGATTCAATTAGAAGGTTGGTCTGAAAGTGTGATGGAGAATGTTGACGACTATGACGGGGTCTTTGAAGAGCTTTACGTGAAGTATAGATCCAAGGTGAACGTTGCTCCAGAGGTCAAGCTCATCATGATGTTAGGTGGTTCGGCAATGATGTTCCACCTTACAAATTCTATGTTCAAGAGTGCCCTCCCCAATATGAATGATGTTCTCAAGCAGAACCCAGATCTCGTGAAGAATATGATGTCTGCGGTTCAAAACACGAACCGATCCCCGTCGGGCCCGGCTGATACCGCTCCAGTTGGCGGCACTGGTCAATACGAGATGCAGGGTCCTGGGATTGACATCTCCAGTCTCATGGGTGGTGTGATGATGCCCCCACCCCCACCAATGAACACCTCCATGCCAAGCAACAACTCAGCCTCGGTACCTGATCAGGATGATGATGATGTCTCTGACATTGTCTCTATTTCAGGAGAATCTACCGGCGGTGAGATCAAGGAGGTTTCGGTTGGTGGATCCAAGACTAAGAGAACTCGGAGAAAGAAGAAAACAGAAATTAATCTCTAAGTAAAGTATAAATGATAGGTTACTGTCCTTTGGAGGAACTGGAACCTCCTACGCGACGCGAGCAGCCCGTCGTCACAAAAAAGACCGAGGTCAAGTCAGAACCCGCTGGCCTCGAAGAAAGTGAATGTAATTACGTCGTCATGGCTTTCATTGTCGGCGTTCTATTCTTAGCCGTCTCTGATTCCATCAGGGCGTAATTTAAAAGTTAATTCTACCTTTGGGTTTTCACACCCCATCAGGTAAAATTGATTAGTACCCAAAAGTTGTAATATCCACCGAACCACCTATACCATTGTCAAGATCTGTCGTATCATTAGAGTCGCGAGTAATCTTTAAAAGTTTACCATTACATGAACTCATCATTTCTACTGAAATGTCATAGGCATATTGGCGTGTACCGTCGGTGTTATAAGGTACTAAACGTACACTTCTAGTACCGGTTGATACAGTTGGACTCCATGGATAGCTGTTTGTACCACCGAAAAGATTCTTTGTGCCTATTGCCACATCCAGAGTTGGTGTTGATTCATCACCCGTACCACCATGCACCTCTAAAATCATCGTACTTATATCACCAACTGTTGACTCATCTGTTCTTCTCAACATAGCCACAATCTTTGCATAAAAGGCACCCGCCCCGAATAGGAGTTGAATGTCCTTAGCGAGACCAGTAGCAATTGAAAATGATTTAGAATATGTCTTACGAGTAACTTCTGCGGAACTACTTATTAGACCACCACTAACATCAAGACCAGCTCCTCCTTCACCACCTACATTGAGAGTGTTGAAATCTATAGTTCCCGTTACTTTTATATCACCGTCAATATCAACCGAACTCTTAAAATATGTCGTAGGACTTACACTTTGAGAAGGTTGAATATATATATTACCTGTGGTATCTGCATAAATGTTAGAGTTACCACCAGTAGTCGTGAGCTCTATACTCGCATTTGATGAGGGGCTCTCCACCCGAGCCACACCGTTGTAGATGTGGAACTTTCTTCGTGGTGTCGGAGTACCCACACCCACGTTGCTCGTGTGAATGAGATGGAGGGAATTTACGATTGTGCTATTGTTAGCCACACCTAGAGCGAGTCCAGTTGTCTTATTGACCGTGTTGCTGAACCCCTTTAGGAATCCACCTTCTCCATCGTTTGTGTATAAGAGCACCCCGGTTTGCTTGTTCACACCTGTACTCTGAAGTCTCATGATGTCTACATTTCCGGGTGTCGTGTCGTACACATGTATGTTCGATGTTGGACTGGTTGTACCCATACCCAGTCTACCGTCAGCGTCAAAACGGGCAAATTCAGAATCGTTGTCGCCATCAATTTCGTGTACAAATGTGAGAGGACGACGCACAGTACTATCCAAAAGAGATCTAATTATATTACGACTTGAAACACCCGTTGTCGTTGAGAACCCAAAGCCGATCAACTTGAATGAACCACCACCCTCGAACTCAATGTCACCGTTTACAACCAATTTAGTGTTAGCACCTCTCGCGTCAGCATCCGACCGTTGCCCGCCAACGACTACGATACCATTATCACAAATAACGAGAGGTTTATCCGTTTGACCATCCATATCAGCTAAGATATCTGGGTACAAAGGATCACCCGAAGATGTATACGTCTGAAACACGTGTTCACCTGCAATATGTCTAATTCTATCGGGACCGGTGTCTACGGACGAGGCTTCGTTACCTTTGAAGAGAAGTAGCTCCGTCCTTGAAAAGTCTGTATTATACCGTCTCTCAATGATGTGTGTATTACCAAACTCATCACCTGAGAGACCACCAAACGTGAGTTGATTTCCTATGACAACATTACCGGTCACTTCTAACTTGCCACGTGGGACATCTGTACCAATACCTACATCACGCGACGTGCCGTCAATGTAGATGGCTGTAGCACCACGATTCAAAACGGTTTCATAGTTTTGTGTAATTCTGAAGTCTCTTGGACCAGAAACACCTACTGTCCAACCCGACAGGGTGTCGTCACTCTCACCATCACTCTGAATATAAGATGTAAAAGCGTTACCCAAATTTAAATCAGTCTGCATGGTTACTATGGCATCACCCGAACTACCCTCGTGGTTGTGTATCAAAAGACCATTTGTAGTTGGGTTTTTCACACCTGTAGAGTACACTTCTAAATGTGCAGAGGGTTGTGTAGTTCCTATACCCACACGTCCATCAGCTCTTAAGGTTAATACCTCATTTTCATCCGTGTAGCGAGCATCAGAAAGGAATACATCAAGTTTTGATCTAGACGCGCCAGCCCCATCATCGTATTTACCCATCTTGAAAAGAGCTCTCACACCGTCACGTGTCGCGTTACCTTCGCGGCAGAGTTCTAAAACATTTCCCACGTCAGCTGTTGTTGTAATTTGATTAGTGTTTGATACTACGAGAGGGCTTTTTAGGTGATTGTACCCATTCGTATACTGGATGGGGTTATTTATGAACACCGTGCCACCAGAGGTGTGCAGTCTACCTAGTGGGTTGCCAGTATTGATACCCACATTACTCGTCTCTAGGATAGTGACCTTTGGTGTACCCATAGTGGGTGTCTTACTTGCAAAGATCTTGAGACCCTTACCAGCTCCAACAATGTTTTCAATTCTATTTTCACCAGAATTTGGGCTAGAGTAGACCTGCATCGCGATGTTACCAGTAGAGCCCCACGTGTTGCCATAGACAACAGAATTGCTTCCCATCACGAATACATTACCATTGACAGTTAGCCTTTTGGATGGGTTTGTCTTCCCTATACCAATATTACCATTTGAAGCAATACGCATTCTCTCCGCATTTTTCGTTTTGAAACGTATGTTTTGATGTGTATTGGATGTACTCGCACCATAGACTTCTATGACGCTCACATTCGCGGTTCTCGGACCCGCCTTCAATGTTAACACGTTTGATGTACTGTCACCACCAAATCTGTCACCGTGAACGGTAAGAGAAGACGCAGAGAAGACCATCTCGGTTCTAAGATTTGTGGTTGCAGTGTTACCCAAAACGCGCAAAGTGTTTATAGCTGTCGTGTTCGCGTATATTTTGGATCCAATTGAGAGTGTGTCAGTGGGTGAGAGGTTGGATATACCACTTGGAGCTGTACCCGTCGTACGAAGGGCATTCATTCTCACGTTACTATTTATCACCACGGGTGCTTCTGCACCAGGTTCCATAGTGAGGAGATTTCCAACGGAAATACCACCAGATCCAACTTTTAGGGCACGTGTGTAGGTGTTACCTGTGACCTCTAGAACATTTGACCCAGTGTCTTCAACAAAGAGATTAGAACCTACACAGAGATCGTGTGTGGGGAATGTATTGTTTGCACCAATGTTGTTAGATGTGTATATGTCACCATAGACGTGGACATTCACTAACTTTGTGTCGTCAACATTGATTTGTGCAGAATTGTATCCACCGTATGCATCTGTTTGGAAAAAGGCCATCTCCCGACCTCTAGCACCGCCGACAAAACCCACAGCAACGTTAGAGTAGCCCACACCAGGTGTCATCACGATAGCGGTTTCATGTGACAAAACATCATTTCCAAAACCGGAATGAATGACCACGTTAGAGACTCTCAAGTCTTGTGTAGCAATGTATGTGGCCGTCTCAGTCACGGTTATATTACCAGTCACCGCGATATTACCTACCAAATTTAGATATCCATTTTGGAATACATTTCCATTAATGATTGCAACGTTGGAACCTTCATCAGAAAATGCGATGTTTGAGCCAACGTTAACATTTGAAGATTGTATGGCTCCAACGACAGATATCACATTAGATGCCAAACTATCTACGACAATTTTGGATCCCAACGTGAGTTTATCAGTGACAATCACGTTCGTAGACACGAGGTTACCACTCACTGTCATGAGGTTACGACCCACGATATCAATATCAACCTTTCTAGTAGCACCGTCATTTACCTGAAAAGCCTTTGTAGGATTCGTCGTACCCACAGCGAGCTGATCATCTACAAAGAAACGAGATGCTTTACCACGCGCTTGGAGATCAAAAACGATGGTATCATCTTTATCTATAAAGAGCTTTTCACCAACAGAAAACTGTTTGGTTGGGATAGTGTTTGCCAGGGCTAAACGCCCCTTTATCCCACTTTCTTCAATCATCTTTATTTCATTTGCCTCAATCTCTCTAGTTAGAATAGAGTTAACTCCTGTAAGAGTTTCAGACTCAACGGGTTCTGCTTCTAGACTTGCAACATAGATCTGATCGAACCTAGCCGTTCTACCCATTTATACTTTAGTTTCCGAATAAAATTCCAGCCAAACCATCTTTAATCCTGAGAACATTATAGTTCACAACAAACACATATATATCCTTCTGGTCTACTCTAAGATTACCCTTCTCTACACCCCTCAATATGAGTTTTGCATTATCGAGTCTACTGAAGTTACAACTCCCTGACGGGTTATAGTCTGATGCATTTAGACCAAAGTGGTATACGAAATATCTCGTGTACATAAGATCTTCAGAATCAACCCTATAATCCGAGATACCATATTTAGATTTGTAATAGTTTTGGACTGTGTGAAAATAAGTGGGTGTCAT